AGGCCGCACCAGGTGTGCCTCCGTTGCGTGAGATCGTCCATTTGAGCCAGTTGTCGCGTGAGCATCGGTAGCCCGCGCCCCACTTGTCAGTCGGGAACGGTACGCCTGTGCCGTCGTATGAATGAATCTCTTCAATGCCTAAAAGGTCGCGATGCTGAAACAAGAATTCGACTAGCGCCTTGCGTTGCGGTTTGGTGCCTTTGAGGTCGGTTGCTCGCCACGTCGCGTGGACGGACAGCTGCGGTCCCGATCGCATCGGACGGTTGGCGTAAATGCCAATGTTCTTCACACCAAACAAATACTCGCAAAACTCAACGAATCGTTTTGTGCCGGCGCGAGGTGTGGGATTGTTGCCGTCGGTGTTTCCTGTGTACGGTCTACTGGTCATCGTCTTTACCTTTTTCATGTTTGTCTCGAAGCCCGTTGCTCGCGAGGACGCCGCCCAAAAGTCCCAAAAGCGCCATGAATGCTGGGTTTAGGATGCTAAGGAACTCTTGGTCTGTGGGTGATGGTTCAAGCGGTTGTACGACAAATAGCACGCCGTACAAAATTCCTAGCATGGAGATGCCAAAAACAAATGACAAAGTTATGCCTACGACAAAGATGAGTCGGGCTTTAATTTCGGAGTTGCTAAGTTTTCTCATGGTGTGGTTGCTCCTATTGAGGTGTCACATCTGGGCGCTTCGGGTTTGGTTTCGCAGGTGTGTCGAGTGCGGTCGCTACATCCAGTCACGACGAACATGAGGACGACGGCGAGAGCTGCGATCACGGCAAGCGTTTTCATGGCTCAGGGTTGCTTCCGGGTGTCCAGTTGCACGATGCTGGGTCGTCGTACAGTTCAGATAATGCACATGGTTCGTGGCACACACCACATTCAACATACTCAGGATCTCCACAGAAATGTTCTTGAACGCCGTTCTCTGGGCAGGTTTCATTAATACATGTCACTGTTTTCATCATGCCACCTCGTAAGTCAAGTTCATCTGTAATTGGTCGCCAGCGGCAATAGTAATTGCAGGCGACACACCAAACGGGTTACCTGTTTGGTACAAAAAAGCACAAGCGGTCGTGCTGTCTAAATATGCCGATGTTACATACATGAGGTTGGTGCTTGCGTCGTAAAGTTGACCGATGCCAGTTGTTGATGAGTTGGCAGCTCTTGCGGCAATTGGTAAACCAATTTTGACGATGTTGCCTGCTGTGCCTGCACTGGTTGCGATTAGGTAAACCTGCACAAAGACTGTTTTCTGTATTTGGCAGTAACGGGCATTACTAGTTGTTTTTGTAATCGTTGCCGATTGTGTCAGGGTCGGCGTGTAATCCACCCAAGCGGCCCCGATGGTGTTAAGCGTTGAAGCTGGGAGCACATTTCCTGCGCTTAGCCCTGCTGTCCATTGTGTAGCCATAATGTTTCTCCTTTACCAGCCGAGTCGACTGGTGTCTAGTATTCCGTCGACTGAGTCGTCAAGTATGAACGCACTCCAGTTATACCAAGGCTTTGTCCTGAATGTGACGATCATGTCCTCGGGTGTGCCTGAGATAGTTCGGCCTGTGATCACATTCTGAGTTGTCACTGTTGTCGTTGTGCCGACAGGCTTGTACTTGAGCTCTACACGTTCCCAGATACCGGTCAACATGTCGATCATCTTGAAGAAAGCCTCTTTGGGATCAAATGTGAGAATCGGCTTTATTTGTGACAGTTTGATCGTAAGACCGGTTGGGACATATTCGAGCGTGTTGTATCGGCTACCGAGTGCGCCAGTCAAGTAGGTCTGCCCTGAGGTAATCAAAAAGACTTGAGGCCATGCAATGACCTTTGTGCCATAGGTCGTCGTGCTCGCTCCGTTGGTTACAAAGGTGACTCCACCGCTTGTGGCTGTCGTTTGTGCTCCAGTAGCAAAGTCGGCTCTGTTATATGACGCACTAAGAGTCTGGAATGGGATTGAGCTTGAGTTTGGTGTGATGTCCGAACCGTACACATAGTAAGGGCCGTTACGATCAAACTTGCTTCGTAGTGGCGTGTAGTAGAGAACGATTGACTGGTAAGTCGTGGCAGACCCAGCAAGTGTTGAGTAGACGGGCCACGAGATCGCTGCGGACGATGGCAAGTGTCGAGTGCTAATCAGGTCTGACACTCCGCCGGCGGTTGGTGTCCCCGAGACTGTTTCAACTGTTCCGTCGTTGTCACCTATTGACTCAAAAATTCCTGTCGCTGTTCCGCCTAATGTTGGAAATTGCACGTTAGTTAGGACTTGAGCGATCTTAGTAGGCATCGTTTCAAGTGATGTGATGCCGACGATATCGGTGCGTGTTGGGGATGAGAAAGTGAACGCATCAACACATGTAAAAGATGCTTTCGAGTCTTTGTACCCAGAGTCAATAGTGAAGTCGGTACAGATGCCCTCAAAGAGGTAGTAGGTGGAGGCGGTTCCGTCGTCATAGGTAAAATAGAGGAGGAACTTCGCTCCGAACCAGTTAGTCGTGGAAAATGTGCCTCCGCCACTTGGCGTGAACTCGTTCAAGAAATTCTTCATCGTGAACGATGCTGTCGCTGTTCCCATCGTGTAGATACCAGCGTCCAGATCTGTCGTGTACGACAGCATGTAAGAACTCAGATCAACTGTAGAACCTGTCGCCAATTTGACTGACAACGTCGTCGTATAAGTGATCGGGCTTGCCATATTAGCCTCGGAACGCAGTCGGATTTACACTGATCGGTAACGCTCCACGATCACGAATGTACTGCTGAAGAGCTGCGACAACAGCGTTCGGATCAGCACTTGAGACATTGACCGTGATCTGATTACCCATACCCATTCCGCCGGCACGACTAAGCGGTATCACTGCTTCTGGGCCGCGCTCACCGATCATTGCCAATGTTGGACTGGTGACTATGCCACCTTCGGCCAACATGGGGATATCTGGCACGTCGAATCCCTTGCCACCAATAACAGGAACCCATGATGGAACAGTAAAAGACAGTTTGCCTATGGTGCTATTCCACAGTCCTGCAACAGCTCTAAACGCTGCTTTAAACGGTGCAGAAATGACGTCAGCAACAAACCCCATGGTGGCTTTTATGGCGGAATAGATCAGGCTGAACACGTTCATAATGTCATCTTTGAACTTGACGATTGCAAGAATTGCTAAACCAAACGGGCCTGTAATGACTGCGAGAATTAACGGCCAATTGTTTTTGACCCAATCAAAAACGCCTTTAATAGCGCCCCAAACGGCACCGAAAGCGGCGCCAACAACTCTGATGACACCGTCAAAGATTCCGAATTCTTTTTGCAATAAAACAAGGATTGCAATAACAGCAACAATGGCGGCGCCAATTAAAAAGATCGGGTTCGCCAACATGATCGCATTGAACGCAGCTTGAATTGCAGCAAATGCTTTTGTCGTTGCAGCCCATGCTGTCGTCGCAGCATTCACAGCGACAATTGCAATAGCGAGACCGCCAACGACACCACCCAAAACGACTACTAGAGTTGTGTTGTTTTTGACAAAGTCTGCAAGTTTGAGCAGTGACGGTAAGAGTTTGTCGGCGAGTGGTGCGACAGCTGCGCCGATTGACTCCTTGAACTCGCCCATTTGAATTGACAAGTTCTTCATCTTGCCTGAGGTCGTGTTTGCAGCAGTTGAGGCTTGATTCTTAAAAGTGCCAGCAAGACGACCGAACACTTCGTCGGCGTCAGCGCCTTCTTCAATGAGCGAAGCCAGTGCTGGATCTAGTTTTTTGAGGGCTGTGAAGTTGCCGTTGTAAGCCTTGGAAAGTGCATCTGAGACACTGCCCAAATCTTTCCCAGTTCCCGCGGATATGTCGAGTGCGAGAGTGAGCAGATCTTGAGCTTGGGTTACATCGCCAGTGCCTCGCACCAGTTTGTCAAGTGCCGGGCGAAGTTCGTCGTCGGCGACAGCTGCGGCCATAGAAGTCTTGGTGATGAACTGCTCCACGGATGCGATCTGGGCGTCGGTTGCGTAAGTGACGTTCTGAAGTGTTAAACCAAGTTTTTCGGCTGCGGCTTCATCTTCGGCGAACGCTTTGACAGCATCAAACGCGACAGCGCCAAGAGCTGCGATAGCGAGCCCTGCAGGGACCGCCGCTTTCTTAATTGCAAACGCTGCTTTTTGTCCGTTGGTCTCAAGCTTTTTAAAGTCGGCAATCGCTTTATCTATGCCCTTGGGATTCCACTCGGAAATGATTGGGAGGTTGATTGCCATCAGTTGAACTCTCTTTGTGCATCAACCATGAACTGGTCAATGATCGGCTTCAAAGCTCGTTCAGTTTCGGCGACCATCTGATCTATGTCTTTCCACATATAGCGCGACGGTTCACCCTGAAGAGCTGACGCAAAATTAGGTCGGCGATACTTTGACTCTCGGCGCGACTTAGTGCCACCAGCACGACCAGCCATGTCCGTGATCGCCACAGGAGCGCCCTTGGTGACCACACGAACGACGGCAATCTGTTCAGCGCCAGCAGTGACGGAACCTTTGCGAGGCTTGCGAGTATTCAACGAGATCTGCACCTTTTTGACATTGCCCCACCCGGTGCGACCGTTGTGATTCATACCGCTCAACGGTGGCGTCGTTGGGACTCGACTGTTGATCAGATCCACCAGGGGCTGAGCTGCAACTTTTGTGTCTTTAAGCAGAGTGCGACGAATAGCAGGGTTGATCTTCTGCATCTTCTTCAATGCGTCTTGCAGACCATAAGTATCAAGTCTCAGATCTGCTGGCATCAGGTTTTCTTTCTCTGCTCGTTGATGATCTGCACAC